ATCTTCATAACCTTCGCTTAAATCAATATCTGCAAATGCCTCATTGAAATCTTTATTATCAGGATATGCTTGGTATCTTTCATCATAGCTAAATTTTTCAATTTCTATATCCCCTTTATCAATAGCCTCGAAAAAAATTGATTCTAAATTGTTGCCGTATTCCTTTGCATACGCAGATATTTGCGTTGTAGATAACTGATTAGATAAATCTATTTCTATTTTAACTCCTGAATCATCTAATTTATGCACTACTCCTAATTTCTCAAACGCATATTTGATTCGACCATAAAAATAATTATACCAATTACTTTCATAAGCCCTATTTAAAGCACTTGCTATTGAGCGTTTTATAGAATCAAAATTATTTTTTGAAAAATTATTATTTTTTCTGTTTAAATAATGTTTTATTTTTTTTTCTTTTATTTCATCTATCGAATGACCTGTTATTCTTGAAATTTCATTAAAAACTCGCATTTCATTTTCTTTATTCAAATCGTCAATGTAATTATTTGATGCTTCATAGTAATATGAATATGAATCATAATAATCAAAATAATCGCCACTAATTATGCTTAATACAAATTTCTCATCTTGCCTATCTTTCGTTATTAAATCAACAGCATATTTAATATCTGCTTCATAAATAAAATTAGTTGATGGTCTTTCTTCAATAATATCTAAATCGTATAATAAAATCTGACCTCCAAAATCGCTGAATATCTCTGGCTTTATTTGATATAGTTCATTTACTTCCTCTTTTGTCATATCTTCAAATCCATAATCTTCTTTTGAATCGTAATCAGAGTCGAATCCATTGAAAGTATAAATATATTTTTGTGAATTTTGGGAATCAGCAATTTCATCAATATAACCATACGCATCTGATTCTGTTTCAAAATACTTTATATTTCCATTTTGGTTTTTTATTTCTTCTGCTCCTTCATAAATAAAATATTTTCCAGCATCCATTCCGCTTGTTCTATAAGCGACACTAAAGTTGGTTAATTTATTACGATTATGATAAATATAAAATTTATCGCTTGATAAGTGCTTTATTAAGTCAAAAATATATGGCTTATACTTATCGTTAGGCTTTTGGTTTTTCTTTCCTTTGGTTTGATAGAATAAGCCATCTTCAACTCCATAAGCTATCGTAACGTGAGAATCAGTTATTGTATGGTCTTTACCATATTTTTTTTGTGAACGTAAGGATATTAATTCATTTCCACTTGAAGTCCTACCACAATGCCCCATTCTACCGCTTTCAACATCACAGAAACTTTTTGGTATTAATACCCAATAGTATTTAATATCACCTTGTTCATCGTATTCTTTTATTATGATATTTTCTTCTGGTTCTTTATAATCTACATCGCCACCAAGAACTTTTAATTCTTCGTGAAATATTTTAGCCTTATCAACCGCCTCCATAAATGACAACTCTCTTAAATTTTGCTTTGGAGTTAAAGGGTGCTTTAGCCAATCAAGAATTATTCTTATACCACCTCCATAAGCACTTCTTACTTCAAATCCCCTTCTTTCATTAATATATTCTAAAGCCATTTTTTTCAAAACAGGCTCTTTAGGAATCTCAACATTTTTACCTAATTCTATGTCAACTACATAACCTGCTTTAATTTCGCTCATTTGTTCCTTTAAAATACTATCGGCAATCCATATTGCAAATTTTGGACTTTGTTCAATTATGTATCTTGCATTACTTTCATTAAAACCTATCTTTTTTGTTATTATTTCAAGGTTTTTATCAATCTTTCCTCCTTCGTTGAACTCATTTTCATAATCATTAGAAACATCGTAAATTTCGACATCTTTTGATTTCATTTTAGGATTTCTCTTTACCTTAAAATCAATGAGCAAAAGTTCATCTTTGGCATCTTTTAGAGTTTTTATCTTTTCGCATTCCCCATCATCAGATTCCGAAGATGAAAGCAGTTCATTAACCTCATTAATAACCTTTTTTATGGGTAGATTTTCAGCATATACATTGCCGCTATCATCGTAAATTGTGTATAGAACCTTTGCTTTTTTCATATTTAAACAAATAATTGGCAACTAATTAAAAGTCTTTCGCATTTAGATTTCTCTTTTTTACCAGCACGTTTATCATCAATAACCATTTCGCAATACTCTCTCAACTCTTTCCATTTTCTCAAAACTTCATCATCATATTCAACAACTACTTCTTTTGCAAAAGCATTTTGAACAAAATCTGGAAATTCAATATTGTAAGAGGGAATAATATCTCGAAGGTTATTCATTTCCTCGATTTGCTTTTCTGTTAATTCGCCCTTTCCAAAATTATTCTCTATGTATGCAGTTAGGAATGTTTTAACATCATTTTTTATTTTTTTATCGTCATTATAGAAGTAATCAAAATATCCTCTCACAATTCCCCATTCTATTAATCTTGCTTTTTTCAAAGAAACTTTAAGCATTATGCGATATGCTATCAACATAAGCCTCCTATCTGAAAAGTTTATTTTATCAGACATAGAAAACTCATTAGCCTTAGTTGTAATTTCAAGCATCTTGTTCATCCACTCGTCAGAGTACATACTTGTTGGCGCAGAATTTCTTACGTTTTCCGCAAATTCATCAAAGCGAAAGTCAGCGTATTTAAGTTCTATCATTTTAGATTAGTTTAGAAAGTTCTTCAATTAGGTTAGATATTTGTTCTTCTGAATTAGTTTGCGCTGAATCACTTTGTACTTTCCTATCAATACTATCATCAAATGAATATATGCTTGAGTATTTTTGAAAATAATAACTACTAACAGGCAATGTTGGTAGCGCATTAAATTCCTCAAATGAAGCAATACATTCTAAAAAAGATTGAAAGGAATCTAACTCAAGCAAATTTACTGAACTTTTAGCGACCTTTCTTTCAAGCATGAATTGTCTAACTTGAGTTGAATTTGTAACAAACAATGTATTGAAAGACCAACTTAAATCCCAACTTGAATAATAGTTATCCTTCATTTTTACTGCTTCTTTTATTGGAGAAGCCTTTTGCGTGGTATAACTTATTGCTTGTCCTTTACTTATAGCCATCATTGCAAAAGCATCAGTTATTTTGACCTCTCCAGATATTATTTTTACAGAAATAATGTTTGACATAAATTCCTCATCCGTCATTTGAGGTATTGTTTCAACTCCAATGGAATCAATTAGCGAGTTGCTATCTACGTTATTCCATAAAAGTTTTGCCATTTGCATAATTTCATCATTCACTTTTATTTCTATAAAACTTGGAGATTTAGATGTGCTAATTTGAAATATGAATGTATTTCTAATATTCCATCTTTCAATCATTGAATCTTTGTTTCCTGTCCTTGCCATTTCATAATACTGCTCTATGTAATAATTATACATTTTACCAGCAATAAAATTCATAGTATTAACAACGCTTCCTTCAAATAGTATTGAATATTCTTTTCCTGAATTATATTGTTGTTCTAAATCATCATATAGCGAAGGAGAATTTGAATCTACTTTTAAATTTGATATTATACAACCCATTTTCAAATCTCTTTCTTTCGTTGTATATTTTGTAAGTTCCATTTTAAATGAACTATCAATACCAGCTTTATATGCCCTCAAAATAGAACCTGATAAAATCCATCGTGTTTGTCTTGTTGTGGACTTTTCACTTTTGACTAAATCATTCCAAAAATCTTTTTCATTGTAAGGCATTTTTATTATTTCGGAAAATTCATTTAATCCTCTTTTTCCTAATTCAGCCTCCCTACTACTTAATGTAGGATGAATCTGTGAAAATGGAATTTTTTGAGTTGATGAATTTGACATAGTTGCAAAATGCAAAATTATATTAGATGCAGTCAAGTTTCTGTCTTTGAAAGTAACACCAAATATAACAACGTATTTAGTATTTACCTTTTCGTATTTATAGCCCTTTAATACAGATGTTGTAACCTTTTCACCCAATTCGTTTTCTACTTCCTCATCTTCATATAAATCATCTTGTATAAATTGAGTTTCAATACAAATAGCACCAGACATTTCATAGTATTTCTTAGCTAATTCGTATAGCCTTTGCTTATCAACCAATTCTGCTTCTGCTTTTTCAATTTTATCTTGTTCAGCAACAATATATTTTTTATTTCTTTCAATTTTATTGCTGATAGAATTTATTTTGTTCTCAATATCTTTAGGCTCAACTACTTCACCATCTTCTTTCATTGTATAGGTAATGCCTTTTACAACTTCTTTTGCTTTTTCATATTCTTCTTGAGCCTTTTCTTTTAGTGGCTTTAATTCTTTAGCTTTCTCAAAATCATCATCTTCTTTTGCTTTTACAAAAGCACCATTAATCTCATTAAATTTTTCAGCCTTATCTTTTTCATTTCCTAATGCCTCTGAAACACTCGGTAGTAATTTTGATAAATTATCGAGGTCAACATTCATTCTTGAAATAAGGGTTTCATAATAATCAATAGTAGCTTTCAACCCGAATATATTTTCTTTAATTGCAGAAGATGCCTCATTATACAATGTTTCAATTTGACTACCAATGTCAGATTTATATTCATCTATTGTATCATATTTACTCCTTACATAACCAAAGTCAACATTCTGTAAAAAATAATCAAATAACTCTTTAACATCTCTTTGAGTTGTTTTTTGAACAGGCACATCGGCATCTATCTTTTCAATAAAAGAATGGCGACCAAACGATGTAAGAGAGTTTTCGTTACCTATAAAAAATGGCAATTTTAATTTCGTTTCTGATTTGAAATCTCTGTTTCCTAATTGACCAACATATACCCCTAAGTTCTTCTGTTCTATAATATATCTATTTAATTCTTCGGAAAATGTTTCATAAAATTTTTTCTGCGTTTCAAAATGAATAAAGTATAATATCTTGGTGAAATTTTTAATATCTTCCTTTAGCGCATTTTCAATGTCTTTGCCTGTTGATTGTGAAAACAATGCTTGAAGCTGTGTTGTTTTAATAGCATCCTTAAATGGATTAACAGCAATCTCGCCAAAAAAATCTTCTTGTTCAAATAGGTCAGATGCTTGTTGTTGGTTTCCAGATGTGTTAGCAGACAATGAGCGCAATTTGCGTTCCATTAAAGCAGTCAATCTTGATTCGCTTGGTATCGCTGATATTGCATAAACATATTCAGGCTCATAAACTTGACCTGTTCTTGATATTCGACCTATTTTTTGAACTTCTTTCGATATATCTAATTCCATTTGAAGAATTATCATACATCGCTTTTTAATTTCATCCTTATTTTTTAGTGATTTTGGAAATCCTATTTCTACCTTTTTTTCGCCATCGCCTTTTGCTTCTGTATAAGATTCCTTTTTTGTAGGATAGAAAATTTTAGACCTTCCAACAGGGCGTGGGTGCATTGATATACCTACTGCTCCTGATTGATTTATTATTAGATGGTCAATTTCATTAGAGTTGAAGTCCTTAACAATTTGAGTTGTTGGCTTAGATTCCCTTTTCACAATTCTACCTGTCCTCATTTCATCATCTAAAAACTCTAACTTAATTGTTCTACCTGTTATTTCTTCAATACTATGAATATAATCATCTGAATCTGTATATCCATTTATGTTTTTAATCAATACATCTATTGGTGATATAGAAATGTATGTATCTGTATTTAATATTTTAGTTAATAACTCATCATATTTTGAACGCACTTTAACAAGTATTGCTTCCGCTAAATCATGCGATGAATCAAATACGCATTGCGTTGTTTCAACTTGTGTAATTCTTCCTTCATCATCTACATTTTCTTTCACCAATTTGAATCTCATTGTATAAAAAAGCATATATGCTAAATACAATTTAAAGTCATTTTCTATTGTATCGCCAATTTTATACCTATCACTCATGCTTCCTGTTTTAAAAGTTTTAGGCATATTTTTTAGTGCGCTTTCCATTGTATTAGCAATAGCAAAAACCAATTTCCTTCCGTTGGTCATTTTATTCTTTGCCATATACATTGTTTGGTCTATTTTAATACCAACCAAAAAGAAATTAAAAAGCTGGAATGATAATGCCTTTATTGTCCTCGCCGCTTTTATTTCTGATTTTGTTCCTTCTATTGGCATATCCATCTCTCTTTTAGGAAGGCCGCTTCTATATTTTTTTATTTCTTCTGAAACTAAGTTTTGAAAATTCAAAACATCTTTAAACAATTCGGCTACTCTATCAAGTCTTGCTCTTTGTTGAGTTCCAATTCGCTTACCATCATATTCTACCTCATCATCGTAAACATAAAAATAATCTGTTTCACCCGCTATTTGCTTATCTCTCCTTAAAAGCTGACCATTTCGAGTTAATTCTACTGATACTGCTTCTTGTAGTGCAGTTTCGCCTTTCTTGAACACCTCTATAAGTTCATCATCTGATAGCCTTGATTCACTAATAGATGTTTTTTTGGCGTAAAGCGGATAGTTGTCTGGTCTTTTCGCAAAAGTAGCAGAAAGAAAAACGCTCATTTTTGATTGCGATATTAACTTACTTGCAACCCTATATGTCGCAGAGCCTCCAGCGGCATTATGCGCTTCATCTAAAACCAAAATACTATCTTTTAATACAGCTTGATAAAATCTATACTTTGGAGAAGTATATCTTAAACCAGCAACATCTTCTGTTTCGCTTCTTATTTGACTATATGGCACAGCTATTAGTTTATAAATAGACGGCATTTTTATATCATACATTGAAGGAGGATTGCGAAAATCGTATTGAGTATGTTTACCCTTTGAATCCTTTGTATATCCAAAAATTTTATTTAATTCATCTCTATTTGTTTTTCTATAAAGCAAATTTCCTTCTTGGTTTTCTATGTCTATCATTGATGGCACAAAAGGAAAAACTCTAATTTTACCTTTTGCTAAAGCCTCCTTTTCAAGCCTTTCTATTGTAGTTTCAGGAACTTCTGTTTCTACTATCTCAACGATTCCATTTTCAATAAGATGCTGTTCATACAAGCCAATTATTTCTTCAATAATTTCTTCATAGTAATCAAATTCTTCATCATTTGCAAACTTAGACCTATCAGGATATTTTGTAAGTTTTGAAAGACTAAATTCATCATCGTCAGGCAATGAATAGTCAATTCTCAAATCGTCAAATTCTGCAATATCTTTTTTTATCTCTTTTATTATCTCATCTTGCGTATATTCATCTTTCTTTACAACATTTTTCTTCCTTATTGCAACAGGTATGTTTGCCTCAAATCCAATATCAATCAAATCTCTATAAATATCATTAATTAGATGCTTTTTATCAGTAGCAAATAGAGGCAATACTCTCGCTTCTAATATTGCATATCTTATTAATCCAGCGGCAGTTCTACCTTTACCAACACCTGTTTGGTCTGCGATTATTATACCTTGATTATTTGCCTCTGCATTATAAATAGCTGTTGCAATAGCATCAATTTGCTCTTTAGCGAATCTGCCCTTTCTATTTCCAGCCTCATCCAATTCTTCTGAATAAAACAAATCGTCAACTGAATTGTAATGCAATTTAATAGCCACGAATTGCTCCACCGTCATATTGTAATTCGACAATATGTAGCTTTTTAAATAGTCGTAAAACGAATTTAATTCGTTATACATACTCGCAGGAACAAATGTATTGATTGAGAAACCGCTTGATGATGCAGGTTTATATTTAATCTGCTTTTCTTCATTTTCGACTTCTACATTGCTACCTAAGTCATACTTCTCCTTGCCTATGATGTAGTCATTTAATATTTCTATAACTTGCTCTAAAGAAGCGACTTTGCGCTTTCTCATTTTAGGCAAGTTCCCTGAAAACCTTTCAATGCTTCCTGTATGCGAAATATGAAACATTGCATAGTTGGAATTTTGCAATATTCCACCAGCCCATTCGCTTTTTGCATCCTTACTTATTGTAAGTAATATAGAAATGTTATTTATTCCACCGAGAGTAGAATAAGTGCCTTTAACATAAGGCGAAACTATCTTATCCTCAAGTAGTTTTATTGATTCTGTTACGTTTTCTATACTGAATAATTGGTTGTTTTCCATTAGAGAGGGTTGTTTTCGATTGTTATAGGTGATTTGCATTTGCTACATCTCATAGCAAAAAATTTTGTTTTACCATACTGCTTGTTATTGCAAAAAACACAGCAATATCTAAACGGCAAGAATAAATCATTTTGAGCGAAATCTGAATAAAACATTTCGCATACACATTGTTCTTCTTTGATAGCATCGCATACATATTTCCAAATAACTCCATGACCTGCATTTATTTTATGCGATGGGTCGATATTTAATAACAAAACTTGTAAAGTCCATCCATTAAAAATTTCTCTAACTATTGCATGGGCTATTTCGTGATAAATAACACTTTTCATGTTTTTCATCCAATTACTATCTCCACGAACAAAATCTATTGAAACAAATATGTTCTTATTCTTAGTTGATTTATACGAAGATGATTCTGCTTGACTACAAAGACCAGCCCATTGTTTTGATTTACCAAATTGAAACCTCCATCCATGCTTATAGAGATTCATGTGCTTTATTTCGCTAATTATTTTAGCGAGTTCCTCGTTATACCCGATTAGCTGTGTACTATGCCTTAGCTTTTCGATAAAATCAGTACCAAGCAATTCGCTACCGATAAGCATAGTTTCCTTAACCTCTTTGGGCGTTTCTTTGGGTTTCTCTCCCAATCCTTCTACAAAACTTTCAAAAGACATACTATTTATCTGGATTATGCCCCCAAATTAAAAGAGCCAAGTGTTTACGAGTTTTATTTCCATTATCATCATAAAGACTGCCTTTGCCCCCTTTCATTCTGCTAATGAAACTTATTTGCCTATTAGCCCAATCAAACATCTGAACGCTCCAATCTTTCCAATTTCTTTGAAGCATCCGCATAATCCAACGTGCGCTTTCTCTACCCGATTTTATGCCTTGCTTTTTCGCCTCTGATGAAGTAAGACCAGCTTTTTTACCTTCTTCTGAATAGTAAAACTTCCTAAGTTCAGAATAGGACATATTGACTAATTTAGACCACTTATTGTAAATTTCTTTTTTTTCTGAATCAGTATAAGAAACATTACCTCCTGACTTAAAAGAAGGCTCATGTATGGGAACGCCATTTCCCTCGCTCTGATTTATTTCAGATAGCTTTTTCCAATGTATTTTTGCGGCGTGTTTATTTATAATAACCTCACCTCCCTCTAACTCAACAGGTCTGTTATCATCAGCTATAATAGCCTTGATGCCGCCTTTTGAATGAGGCTTACCCTTTAAAACTCCCCCCTTTTTTCCATTATTGGTTTTTATCATTTTTTTGACGACAAAATTTCGTCAAATATAAAAAAAAAATTAATATCCTAATCTGAAAATGATTTTATTAAAATAAAACCTTCGTAAGAATATCTTTTTTCGGCATAAATCCTATAAATATCCCCATCTTCTTTGCGTAAGGAATCCATTACTGCCTTTATCAAATTGTCGAGGTCTGGTCTTGATTTATGAGGCTGACCACAATATGCCTTTTTTTTCTTTTCGCTCCACGATTTAGGCATAGACAAACAAAATGTAAGGTGTATGCAATTATCGAGCGTAAAATTGGCTTTATTGCAAGAATCTAATATTGCATTTTTAAAAGCAAAATACCTTCTCACAGCATCCCTTTGCCTTTTCATAGGATTAGGATGGTTCGGGTCGGTTTTCCAAGTATCAGATTTTGTCATTCTAACCGCACCCATTGGTTCTACATTAACTCTAATTTCCATACATTCTTTTGTCATGTATTTTTTTTAGTTCTTCTTTGTATGATTTTTTATCTCCAAATCTTATGTGGCAATTTCTGCACAATGCCATAAGGTTGCCTATGAAATTCTTTTCAGAGCCACCCATTCCCCTTGCTTCTATATGATGAATGTCAACGGCTTTATCGGAGCATATTTCGCATGGTATAAAATCTGAAACATCATAGTTGAAAAATTCCATGTATATTTTCGTGTGTGGTTTCATTATTGCAAATTTAGATTATTAATTCTTTTATTTAGAAACTTTTTATAAAACCTTCGATAGTTTTTGTAGAAATCTATTCTGCATATTACCCAGAAAAAAAACTCTATCACATAATACCTTACAGGAACAAGCCTATTAAAAAATATGTGTTTTAAGAATTGAGTTAATCTATATTTATTCATAATATAAAACCCTCTAATTCTAATTTGTATTTAATCAATTCAATAGTTTGCCTCATTCCGAATAAGCGTATAAGAAAATCATATCTTGAACCACAAATTGATTCACATAAATCTTTTAAGTTTATTCGTTGTTGAATTGTTAGCCTTTTATACCAATCCATTTTATTTGTTTTTTACAATTTCGATTAATTTGTTCAAACAAGCAAGTTCTGCTTCTTCGTAGGTATCAAAACCTCCAACCCAAATAGATTCATCTTCATTCTCATCCTGAATCCATATTTCATAAACCTTAGAAAATGTATCAGGCATATCAATTACTACTGAGTTTCTAAACCTAACAAAACTAATAAACAATCCATGCTTCTCTCTAAAGAAACGAAATGCTTGTGAGTAGGTTGGTGCATCAATATAATCATCCGAGTATTCCCATATTCTTGTATCAAACTTAAATTCACCCGAATGATTAACCATATTATAATATCCAAAACACGGTTCATCAAACTCAATATCTTTCATTTCTAATGCTTGTTTGTAAGGTACAAATTCTTTTGTCATTTGATTTTAAGTTTTAGATATTTTGTGATTCCCAAACACTTTATTATGTAAATTTCATTTTTAAACCAAATCTTAAACCTATAAAATAGTGGTTTAGATTTGTAGTCGTCAAGAACTCTTTGGAATACTTTACTTCTCATTTGAAAATTACATTAATAATGTTTTTGTTTACAATCTTATTACCATCTTTCCAAATGGTATCACATTTTACTGAATCTGCTTCCATATCTGGATATGATTGCATACTTCCACTTGTCCAATAAGTTTGGACTTTAATTGGATATTCTTTAGTTGGTTTTGAATTACGAGGAAACATTATACCCATAAGAATACCAACTATAAAGAATATAATAGGAACCCAAAAATTCCAAAAATTAAATTGTTTCCAATTCATAGTTTTATTGTTTAATTAAGTAAGGTAAGTGCCAAAAAGTATTATTACAAGCACATAGAAGTATGAAAAAAACGCACATGAGAATTATACCAACAAACAAATGAATTGTGGCTAAAAAATCTGATGTTTTATACGCTTCTAATAGTTCTTTGTTGGTGTCAAAAACTAATCTGCCAACAAACCATATAAATAAATAAGTCATTATTATTGAGATTATTAAAAATATTATTTCCATATTATTGTTTAGGTTGGATGATTACTCCACTTGGTAATATTAATTCACATTCATTTACCCCCATTGGCACATCTCCCCAACTTTCTTCAACAGGTAGTATTGTTGCTGATGATAGGATTTCTTTTAAAGTATCAGCCATACCTGATTCTAATCCTTCATAAGATTCTATTTCAGCTATCTTAGCTTCAATCTCTTGTTTACCTTCTGGTGTTAAATAAATTCCTTTCATAGTTCTTTGTTGTTAAACTTTTTAGCAAAATCAGATACGGCTATGAATACGGATTCTTTTTTTGTTTTATTTTTTATAGCATGAGTAACTACTATAAATTTATTATCTTTTTCAATTAGAGAATCTTGATGAAATATATTTATATTATAGTTTAATTTCTCAATAAACTCAACTGCCTCCATAAGCCAATTCCAATCTGAATCATAATTTGGGTACACATACCAAGATTCACCCTCCATTCTTTCGTGGTAGAATTTAGGATTATGAGTATCTCTCGTAGGTTGATAAGCTCCTAAATATGGGCTTGTTAAAGGTTTCAAAACAAGCATCAAAGCTATCTGCTTATTACGTTCTTGTATTTCTTTAGCCTCCATATTATTTCTTTTTTAATTGTTCAAACCATTTATCAAATAAGTTTACAATGTCAGATTCAGAGTAATTATATTTATGTTTTACATTATCGTATCTATCTGGTGTATTAAGTTTTGTGATTTCTGCATCTAAATCAAATTTACTATACATTCTTTGTGCTTTCCATTTAGCACCTTCGTATAACCCTACTTTAATATTATTCAAATCATTTTCGTAATTTGTAGGAAATGGTCTTTGCGGATAACCAAAAGTGTATAAATGCCCCCATTTATTTTTAAGTTTATCCATTGCTATTCTTTCTATATCAGCGGCATCTTCAAGTGTTTCTTGCTTTATAGATGTAGTTGATGCAGAAGATATTTTATCAGCATTAGGATTACTAAAATCTACATAATGTGTATTCATATTTGTTTTTTCTTGTTTAGGTTTACCACTAAATATACTTTCACACATATTAACAAATTCTGTTGTTCCTAATTGTGGTAATTCTTGTTTAGGTTCTTCTTGTGGAATGATGATTTTTCTTTTAAGATTTCCGTAAAATGGCGGATTATCAATAGATTCAATAAATGTAGAATACATTGGAAACATAGGTTTTATTTTAATCTCAACAAACTCACAACTCGGATTCTTAATAAACCATTCTAAGAACTCATCATCAATAGATTGTACACCATATTTGATTAAGTCTTGGTCTGTTGTTAGGATAATTTTTTTACAATCAATTCTATAATGTGAGTATTTATTACAATTTACATATCCATCACCATTTTCACAAGCCTTAAATGGTTCAGGTTTTAAAGATAATATATTATAAAACCAATCCCCTTCTTTAATTTCTTCATCAGAAGTGATGTAGATGTTAAATGATTTGTAGTTTTTAGTATCTAATTGAATAAAAGGCTCTAATGATAAGTAATAAAATTTATCATAAGCTAAATGTAACCTACTTGGTTTATCTGTTGGTATTAAATGAATGTTTTTCATTGTTATTAGTATTTATAAGTTCCTACTAATTGAGTAATACCTTGTGGGTTGGTTATTGTTTTGGGTTTCATTATGGCTTCATCTTCTGTATATCCACAATAAATTTCCTCACACTCAAACCCAACAGGATATTTTGGTTGTTGTAAGGATTGGATAAACTCATCAAACCACTTAACATTATCTTCAAGTGGTGGCAACAAGTCTACTCCTTCAAGTATTGGTGAGTTGTTGAGTGGTAGGTGTGCTATTATTTTCTTTAATCCCTTGTTTAAATGTTGTGTTTCAGGATTAGTGTATTGCTGTGGGTTGGAAAATATATTCCCAAAACTATCAAACATGATGCACCAATTACTTTTTTTAATCTCTGATTCATCTACAACCAGCAAATAATTTTCTGTTTTAATTAATTCGTGTGTCATATTTGATTATTGCTTCTTGTCATTAATTGCCTTTTGCTTTTCAGTAACAAATATCTCTCCTTCAATATCAAAATCATTATTAGGGCTTAATATTCCTTGACTGAATTTATCTGGAGAGTTGTCAACGTATTCAACCTCCATAGTGTCTGCATTTTTAATGATAGCTTGGTCAGCAGTAATAGCAGTTTGCATATCGACTGATAAAATACCATATTTTGAAAGAAGTAATTTTATTACCGTTTTCAATGCCATAGAATCGAAATCTTGTTGCCATCTTCCATACTTTTGATTGTAAGACTTTGAGTAACGAACTCCATGACCTTCTATTTGTTGTTTTGTCATGTATAGCATTTTTTCAAAACCATTTAGTAGTTTAAAATATGCAACATAACCAATAACATCATTCCCTTTCTTTTTGGTTGTATCAATTTTAACCTCACCAGATATTCTATCATAAGAGATTAATTCACCTTCGTAAACCTCACTTGCATTAATGTTTTTGTATTGTGCGGTACGCAAAGCAAGTTGAATGAATCCTTTATAACCCATTTGAAATTGGGCTTGTTTTATAGGTGCGCCATTTGAATCTTTTGTATTGTAAGGAACAATATGAGCAAATCCAAGATTAGATTGAATAGGCAAATTCAGGGTAGCCGCAATAACAGAACTTGATATTACGCTATCTACATCACATTCAAGCAATGCGGGATTAGATTTAGTAGCAGATATTATACTACTCATAAATGCGTTGGCGTTCTTTCCAAGAATTTCATTAAATCTTGTTTTTACTGAATCGCTCGAAAGCACAGAATTGATTGTTTTTTTGCCGCTCGTTGCGACTGAATTGGATTTTGTTTCCATTTGTTTATTTGGTTTTATTGGTTAGTTTATAAATTCCAAGTTCTGTATGTTTTTCGCTTACTTCAAGCAAATCTTTTTTCTTGACAACCAATAATTTAGTTGTTTTATCGCAAGGTCTTTTTAACGCTTCAAAAATATTTGTATCAAACCAATCTGAATTTCCTGTATTAAATAAAAGAACTTCATCTTTTTTTGGACTTTCTATTAGTGCGAGTTTATCATCAATAAATTTGTAATAATCTTTCACCATTTGAATTAAAACATTTGTGTCTTTAGGTTTTGACAAATATTCAGATAAATTGCCATCATTTTTAATCAAAGTAATTTTTAAATCATTATTTTTTATTCTATGTAAATTTAGTTTAACTTGATTAAAAACTTGCAATATTCCTACAATGTCAATACTTTCTGATTGACCTTGCTTATCTTCAAAAATTAGAGTGTAGTCCATAATTATTTGGTTTTATTGGTTATTTTTTGTAAAACAAGTGTACGTTTTCTCACTCATAGGAAAGTGTTAAAACCATTGAGGTCATTGAAACTACAACACCTCTCAAACGCTGACACACTTCTTCTTCGCTTTTTTTGTTTGTAGGCATTGATACACTTGTTATTTCTCATTAGTTTTTTCAAAAAGCCACTCTAATAAAGGCTCTTTATTTGACACCTTTATACCGCATACAATCCACATAGGGAGTAGTATAAAAATTAATACAAGTCCATCTAATATGATGCAAGGAAAGAACAATATAACTTTCATTAATCTTAATTTCATAGTTGCTGTTGTTGCGCCTTTTGCCAGATTTCTTTTGCGTGTTCATATACTCTATCCTTTTCTACTTCCAATCTTGATTCTTTTAGAATATACTTAACTGAAATGGAATTATCATCGTGCTTCAAAATATAAGTTTCGCAGTTTTCTTCATTTACATCAATAAATAAAAAATCAACTTCGATAGGCTTAGTTATTCTCAAGCAATTTAGTATCATTTTTTCGCTCATCTTATTATTAGTATCTTTTCAGACCTTTCTTTAATATCAAAGAAGTTATGCAGATTTTCGAGTTCGTTACATTCCTTTAGTATCTCAAATTCCACATAATCGGGAAAGTAATTATTTTCATAACACCATTTCATCAAGTCCAAAGCTAATCTATAAGCCTTTCTTCCTCTCTCCATAAAATCATCATCTATACAGAATAGTGATGTTTGATAAGGCTCTTGCTTTTCTATTGCACAAAATACATAGTTTTCCCTATTTAGAAAATCGCAATAATAAGCGGCTGATATGTGATATTGAAAATTCTCTATTGTCCTCCTAAATCCAAAATATGATGAATCAAGGCAAGTCTTTAGGTCAACTATTGTGTTTTGTTTTTTGCAAAGATTATCTGGTCTAAGTTTTATTTTAAGACCTGTTTTCTCGTCTATTGTATAGCAAGATAGTTCCCTATAAGAATCCCTCATAAGTTCAACCAAAGTGGGGTTTTTAGCAGTTTCCACAGAGGCTTTTGTAACTAATTCCATTTCTTCATCAGAAAGCAATGTTTTGCCCTCTGCTTCCAACATAAAATCGTTATATTGAGATTTTCCCTCCTTTGTTCTTCTGTCGATTTTAGGATATACAAAAAAGTTATGATTGAATTGATGCGGCTCTAAAACCATTTCATGTATAGCACTTCCTATTACAAGATGCCTTTCATTCTCACTTTTCTTTGATTCACCGTATTTTTTATAGTGATACGTTTTTGGTGATTTCAAAAAATTCTTAATGTCTGATGCTGATATGAAATCTTTAGCACCGAGATATTCTTCAAATGTGTCCTTGACAAAATCAATTTTCTGTGTGTTCATATAAATTCGCTTTAGTGTATGCAAACATACTAATTGTTACACAATCTTACAACAGGTTTGTCTTTTTTTATTTCCAAAACTTTTGAACAATCTTTTTTTAACCAAGATGATGAAAACGCTGGTAGCTTTTTTAGAATCCTTTTTCTTTTAGGTTTATTATTCATAAAACAATACTTCAATAGATACATCTAATTCTTTTGCAATCTTAATAGCCATAGCTAAAGAAAGCGATGGGCTTTTCCCATTTACGATTTTGCAAATATGCGCTCTGTTTGTGCCTACTCTATCAGCAAGTTCTTGTTGGCTCATTTCTCTAACTTCAAGGTAATCCTTAATTCTATTGTTTATCAGTTTTAATCTCTCTTTCTTTCTCATTCTTGTTTTCGTTTTCGGTAAATGTTTGCTTGAAATATTCGCTTCCTAACATAAAAGAATTTTCATCCATTACTACATTGTTCTTTATTTGAAACATAGCAATAGAATAGCCGTAATTTTCGCCAGAATTGTAAGCATCCTCAATGATTGTTTTCTCTATCTTGGTCAACTCTTTAGCCCAATTCATTATCATTTGATTTTGTTGAATAATGAAATTATCTATTGCTTTTTTGCCTAAGTGATTGTTTAATTCTGAAATGTTGTTTTCAATCAGATGTACTAAGTATTCAAGCGGTGTTTTCATAATTCAAAAAGGTATATCTTGTCTATTCATTCCTAAATCTGACTTAAATGGTTGTGAGTTCATTGGCTCTTTGTATTTAGGTTCTTCTTGATGAAATGTTGTAACATCATAGTTTTCCAATTTTGTTAAGTGTTTGATGAATTTTAGAGGTATTTCGCCTAACTCTCCGTTTCTATGTTTAGCCCAAATAAGCATGAATAATCCATTTGCATCTAATTGTATGCCGTCTATTTCGTATGAATCAATCTCATAATATTCAGGTCTATAACAAAAAATAACCATATCTGCATCTTGTTCTATCTGACCACTTTCTCTTAAATCAGATAGCATAGGCTTTTTGTCGCTTCTCGATTCCACAATTCTCGATAGCTGACTTAGTGCAATTATTGGAATATTAAGTTCTTTTGCAAGTGATTTAAGACCTCTACTTATTTCGGCTATTTCTTGCTCTCTATTTCCAATCTTTGCACCAGATTTCATTAACTGCAAATAATCAATAACAATCAACTCTATTCCTTTTTCATTATACAATCTTCTTGCTTTTGCCTTTAATTCAATTAAAGATATTCCAGCAGTATCATCTATGTAAATAGGCGCACTTTCTAAATGCCTACATTTTTCTTCAATAGTAAGAATATCATATTGAGTTAATTGTTTCTTTATTATTTTGCTTACGTCAATTCCAGAAAACATAGATTCTATTCTACCTACAAGTTGACTTTTAGACATCTCAAGGGAAAATATAGCAATAGCCTTTTTTTCTTCAATAGCAGAATTTACAGCCAAATTTATAGCTGCGGCAGTCTTGCCCATTGAAGGACGACCTGCAAGAATAATCAAATCTGATTTCTGCCATCCATTAGTCAATTTATCTACTGACCTTAAATGAGTTTTTATACCACTTGCGATTCCATTTTGTTGTATGTGCATGGCATTTTTCATGTTCTCAATATGAATTTTGCCAGCCGTTTCTATATCGCTTTTTACTACATTCGATATTGATAAATCTAAATCTTGCTTCATTTCTGAAACTAAATCAAATGAATCATAAGAATAATCAAAAGCCTTATTAGAATACTTTGTGCAAATATCAATAAGATTCCTACTTAGATATAACTCTTGTAGCTTTCTTATATGAATCTCGCAATTTTCAGCCGAAGAAACTCTACTTGTTATAGATAAAAGATATGCGTGTCCTCCAACTCTATCAAGATATTTTTTCTCTTTCAGTTTATAGTACAAAACCATTAAATCTGCGCCTTTCTTTTGCTCATAAATCTCGATAAGACAATCAAAAATAATTCTGTTATCCTCAAAAAAGAAAACCTCTCTATGTATCTGGTAAATAAATTTATTAATCTGATACTTGTCAACTATTAAACAAGCAAGAACTATTTGTTCTAAATCTTTATCTGTTGGCGGGGCAACATACTCATTCATAAATGCTTCTTCCATATCAATTATTGACCAAGAATTTTACCTTTTGATTTTGTAACAACTTTTGGCTCGTTGCTCTTTATCTGAAATTTAATCCAATTTGAAAAGTGAACCTTGCACTCATTTTCATTTCTATAAAACTTAGAAAGACCTGATTGAAGTTTTGCAAATTTATCAATTAGATTAGATATTTCAATCATTTCCAATTTATAATTCATTGCTAACATTTCACAAAAAACTTGAGAACAAAGAAACTCTTTAATTCTTTTCTGCGAAACATCGTTTATAGGCTGTTTTATTGCGTTAAGGTCAATATACTTCCTCCAAGCAGGTAAAAACGTGATATAAATGTCCTCAATGCGAATTAATGAGTTTTTATGAAGTTCATAGAAAGCCTCTTTGTCATTTTCATATCCTATTGGCGATTTAAGCAATTCAAAAGCGGATGAATTTTCTTCTGTTGGCTCTAAATCTGTAAACTTCAACATCAAACATTGAATATAAATAGACTTAGCCTTTAATGACAATTCTATTCGACAATTATCAAAAATATCTTTAATTGCCTTTAGGGTGATTAGTTCAAGCATTTTATCTATTTTTTGTACTTTTCATCAATTATCATTGGAGTAGTATTAGCCCAATTTATTGAGTGGTGTATTCTTTTGTGATTAGAGTTCATCATAGAAACGAAAACGCTACTTGGTTGCATCAATACCGTTGTAAAAGCCTTGCAATAAGTTCCAAATCTCAAATACATATCAGTTATGCCCCCTTTGTTATTTTGTGTCTGGGTTTGAACTATTGAAACAAAAGGAATCGTCAAAAACAAATTGCCTCTCGAACCGAGAGTTGTATATGTGTTCACATCTTCATTCATAGCACCAACAAATGTAAAAGTTCTATCAACGCTACAAAAAAAACTATTCATACATTTTCTTTTATTGAATCTATAAGCACCTTTTCCATTGTTAATGCCTCCTATAAAATCACCTCCTTGAGAAAAAGCTATTGATAATGCTGGAATATTTTTATAATAATCTAAAAACAATCCAATTATTTTATCAAGATTTTTTATAGGCCTTACAATCCCCCTGTTGTTTTCGCTTTTTTCATCTATTCTATATTCAAATGCTGTATAATCATCATCTAATTGTAAAAAATATTTTAGCCCAAGTTTTTCAGCTATTTCAAAACAAGCGTTTCTCGCATGGGTTATAGTTCTTCTTTCGTCAAAGTTATTACCTTCATCTATTTTATCGGCCATTGCTTTTTTATCAAACACAATTACTTTAGATAAGCCATGAATTACTTTGTACTTTGATATGTACTTATCTTCATTGTCTATAATTAGATATAATCTTCCTGTGTACCCGTGCTTTTTCAATGCAGATATAGTTTTAATATTCTTTGGTCTGCCGTGTGTTAAAATAAATATAGCAAAATTATCATCCAACATATTCATATAAATTAGGTCTATCGTTGAAGCAATTTGTTTTTACTTTTCTATACTTTCTTATTTTTAATTCTTGAGTAAAGAATCTCGACATACTCTTTCCGTTGCAAGAAAAAAGTCCATATTTATATTCTGGAAAATGACCTATTGATTTAGCATTAAAAGTATTTGCGAATATGATATATTTAGGTTTTAATTTGTCTATAACCTCTGAAAGATGCTCTAATGGTGCTTGAAAATGCTCAAAATACTCACTTGCAAAAACCAAATCAACATATCCTATATTATTGAAATCTGGAAGCAAATTAAAGCCACATTCTTTTGCGATTATTTCGCATATTTTGTATTGATTAGTTCCTTCTAAGTTTGTTGCATATAAATCACAATTAAATAATTGTTTTAATGATGCACTTGTATATCCCATTCCGCAACCTAAGTCAGCAATTCTTTTTACTTTACCAATATAATCTTTAATTGATTTAAGATTGCCCCAAGTTCCATCTTCCAATCTTGTAGCTAAAGATTTTTCAGATTCTATTGATTTTATGTATTCCCTCGAATATTTTTTCCAGCATACCCAAGCATCAGCAAGGTAATAAATATCATCATAAACAGAGAAATCAGGACTTCCATTTTCTAAAGACTTGTACCATCTGTTTTCAATTTCTTGCATACATCTTAACTCATTTCTTTTCCCCTTATCCCCATTAAGATATTTCATTGTGTTTGAAACAACAGATTCAAATTTTTCTTCATCTATTCCTATTCCTATTTTTTTGCACAAATCTATAAATTCATGCAAGTCCTTTTTCCCTATTTTAGATATGAACGCACTATTTTTCATATTCTTCCAGATATTGCTTTCTTACTGCATCGCAAACTTTGATAAATCCAAATTCAATGGCTTTATTGAAATCAATAATAATCAAACCGCTTCTTTCCATTAATTGTTGCATTTCAGGCGTAGCGTGTGCATAGTAGTCAGCTATTCTTTCGTAATGAAAAACGATGTGTCTTTGAGCAGATTTAATCAGAAATTTTCTTTCTTCTTCGGTTAAGTTTGAGTTTGTTATCTCATTTACAATCCTTATCGTTTTAGATTCATCAAACAATTCGCCAATATGAGGCTTATTATTCTTTGGCTCATAAATAGGAGCGAGAATTTTATTTGAGTACCTTTCCTCCTTTTGTATTTCTTCTTTACCGAAAAGATTAAACTGCTTCATACATAAATTAAATTAAATATTAATCCAATTTCAGCTTTTTAGTAGCAACCCATTGTTCCTTTTCTTTTGTCTGTATTCTCGCCCAATTATCACCCTTGCTTATTGCAAATTTCAAGATGATACCTTTTTTGGTAGTTCCTGATGTCCTATCAATAAAAGAAACTTTTTGACCTATTTTGAATTTATCCAATTCAATCATTGTTTTTCTTTTACCTGATTCCGCAGCAGGTTTTGCAGGTGCTTTTGCAACAGGTTTTGCAACAGGTTTCGCAACAGGTTTCGCAATAGGTTTCGCAGGTGCTTTTGCAGGTGCTTTTGCAGGTGCTTTTGCAGGTGCTTTTGCAACAGGTTTCGCAACAGGTTTCGCAACAGGTTTTGCAGGTGCTTTTGCAGGTGCTTTTGCAACAGGTTTCGCAGGTGCTTTCGCAGGTGCTTTCGCAGGTGCTTTTGCAACAGGTTTCGCAGGTGCTTCTTCTTTCTTTTCTTCTGTTTTTGACTTCGAGCCTTTACTCACAACAGGCGTAAATGTTGGTTCTTCTTGAACATCATCTATCGGCTCTGAATAATTTTCAATTTGAGTTTCGAGTTCTTCGATTTTTTTTGCGAGAGAATCCCTTAACACATCATCATTCTTAATCATTTCTGAATGAAGATTCATTTTGTGAATCTCAAGTTCTTCTTTAAGTTGCTCAAGCGTTTTGTTGCTCATAGTGATTGGTTTTTGATTGGTTTTTGATTTAATCATTTTGCAAATTTAGCGGTCTTGTCCGAGATTACAAAATTTTGTAACAATAAATTCAGGAGTATTTCTTTTAGTCCATGAAAAAAGATGCCTCTTGTAGTTATTGTAATATGCGTGATATGAATTAACTGCATCATTCATCTTGCAATCATCTGGCATTGCAAGTTCATGTGGGGTAAGACCTATACTCAAAATAGCGGGAATGTTGTTGTAACATTCTTTTATAACACTTTTACAAGCGTGTTCTCTGTTGTATCTGTATTTATATTCATCACATAGGTATAGACCTAATTCACATAGCCAATAATAGTTATCTAAAGATTTTCTTGCCCATATATTGCAAGGGTGATTTATAAAAGCTGGTTTATATTTTTGAGGACTACCGCTAAGATACGAGGCTGTGCATAGCATTTGCGCTGTTTCCAAAGGCATCTTAACAACGTGCTTATCTGTATGATACCTACTTGCAAGGCTTGGGTTCAAATCAAGGGCAAAGATGTTCATATAAATTATCTTTCTGCAAAAGTAATACAAATGTATAACAAAAGCAAGTATTGTTAATATCTTTTTGAGTTTTTTCTTGGCTCTTTATTTTGTGTTTGCTTTGTGCCTTTGTTTTCCTCTACCTTTTCGCTATTAGAGGGGGTTTTATCGTCTTTTTCAGAACCTTCGATATTTTCATCATCCTCAACCAAAAGCTGTTTAATGTGAGTAAAAATATCCGTTGCTATCTTTTCGAGGTCTTGCAAATCTTTATCTCCTACCTTTCCAGCTATAACCAAATCTTTAGCATACGAATAGGCGTAACCTATAAAATCAGATGGCGATTTTTTGTAGTCTTTTGGACTATATCTGTTGTTTTTTTTGAAATCCTTTATATGAGAAATGAATTTAATACGCTTTTCATTTATTTCATAATTTATTGCATTTCCTACTTTCATATCATCAGGACACTCCTTGTTCCTACCGCAAGTTCCCGTATCTCCATTGTCTAAAGTAAGGTCATGGTAATAGACGTAGCTACCACTTGGCGACTGCCATCTTGTTGAAAATTTAACGCTGGTTATTTTTGCTGTTTTCATATTTTGGTTCTGAAATTTCTTGTTTCTCCTTGTTTGACGTACTCGTAATTGTTAATCTTTTTGCACTCGGTTATTTTGTATGTAAGTTTTAGCTTATCGAGTACCAATCTAACTTTGTCAACGTCTTTAGCGCAAACAGAGATGCCATCAATATTGTATTCGACATATCTTTCATTACAGACCTTTACTGCTTTCGATATACAAATGTATAACTCATTTCTGATATTATCATAAATATTTTTGAACAAAGTTATATCGCAATCAATTCGGTCAATTATTCTACCATCGAAATATTCAACATACGACTTTCTTGCTAAAAAGGACACGCAGTATCTTTTTGCTTTCTTATACGAATCTGATTGATATTTCTTAAATATTCTTTCATCAATATACCCAAGTCGCCTTGCTATTTGCCAATATGCAGAGGTTAAATCTATGTTGTAAAAATAAGAACCGAATTTAAGTGTTTCCCAAAAAGCTATATTCCTATTTCTTGAATAGCCATTATAATCTATTTTCAATTTCCACAAAGCATCATTCTCTCTTAGGTTTTTGTATAGATTCTTGCTAAATGAGCCAAGAAACGCATTAAACTGCTTTCCCTCTATTTCTCCTATTGAAAGATTAGCTGATAGCAAACATGATGAAACAGGGTAATTATTAACGTAAATCGTTTTTCTGCTTCCAAAGGTATGCTCCATGAATGGAGTTTTGTTATACCTCAAAGTTCGCAATGAGTAACTATACTCTTGCGGTGTTTCATTAATCATTCTTCTCATAAATTGTCTTAGAATTTATTATCCTTTCAAAATCTCCATGATTTCCTTAGTGGTGAATCCCATTTCTTTAAGTTCCTTTATTCTTGCGATTTTAGCTTGTGCCTCTTGCTCTCTTATGTTAGCCTCTGTTTGCTTTTCTTTCTCTCTTTGTTTTGATTCTTTCTCTCTTTGTTTTGATTCTTTCTCAAGTTGTTTTGATAACTCAATCTTTTTCTGCTCTAACTCTATTTCTTTCTGTATCTTTTTATCTACTTCGACTTTCTTTTTTATAGGCTTTTCCGCTATTGGCTGTTTCTTTTTCTTCTTCTTCTTTTCATCTTCTGTAACAACTGCCTTTTGTGGAGGTTTAGGCTTCTCTGGTGCAAACCCATATAAAAATTCAACACCGTCTATCGTACACGAAATTATATTTGCAACCCATATCCCATTTTCAAATATTGGTTTTTGAGTTGTTATAAACCAATCTACTTCATATCTCGTATTATCATCGAGCATAGAGGTCATTGAGTTTACATAATCTACAAACTCCTTAAAGTATTCTTCATATTCTATCTGACTTCCACCTTGTATTAGAGGCAAACTTGACTTTGATACTTTAGACCTAAACCATATATTCTTTTTAGCTTTTGTTTGTATAAGTCGAGGATAATCTGCAAGTGCAAAATAATTGCTTATTTCTTTAAAAGACTTATGTAATACAGGTACAAATTTCTTCCTTTTAGTAGATTTATTTACTTTGGATAGAGGTAGTACATTTTTTATCGTAACATTTTTGCCAAGTCTTTTAAGTTCATTCTTAATCTCCCTTGCCTTTGAAGTGGCTAATCTCTTGCTGGTAAATACAGAAGGTTTTTTCCTTCGTAAAATATCTGCAATATAAGCTATGCCTTTTATTTGCTTATCCTTAGCCATATCCTTGCACCCTATTTATTTGCGCCAAGCAACAGATATGAGATTGGCAAAACACACACGAAGCGCAAATAAGGATGCAAGATTCTCATATTTTCCCCTGTTGCTTTATGGAAAGGCGAAGATAATACAAAAATCATTTCGTGGTAATTATAATTTATTAAACAATTAAAACTCATTGATTTTGAATTAATTGAATAAATATTTTGAACTTCTGCTTCTTTCTATAATTATAGAAATTTCCTCTAATATTTTTGCCCTTTTCATTATTTCTTATGCTTTGGCGTGTTTTGTTCGTTTTTGGGGAAGATATGCGCTATGAATGTGAGCCTATAAACGAGTTATAAGTAACCCTATCGGGTCGCTATCGCTTACTTATAACAGCAAATAGGCTCAATAAAATTAAACATCAGCATCCGTTTTAAAACGAAATTCATTG